ACCCTGTACTGGGGCAACAGCCGTATCCCGCTGCGCTACTTGCCGTGGAGCAACTTCAACGCACAGTTACGGTACTGGCAAAACTACGTTGGCAGGCCCATCTGCTTCTCAACCTATGGTCAGGGGCAGATATACATTGCACCTGTGCCAGACCAGAGCTATTACATTGAGATAGATACGGTCATCCTGCCTACCGCACTGACATCTACTGCGCCTGATGCCGTGGACGTTATCGTATCCCCGTACACCACGCCTGTGGCCTTCTACGCAGCCTACAAGGCCAAGTACAAAGAACAGAGCTACGGCGAGGCTGAAATCTACAAGCAAGAGTACATGAAGCATGTCAATGCTGTTCAAAACTCTGTCTTCACGCGCCGCATTCCAGACCCTTACTCTAGCCCGTACTAATCATGGCAGCAGCAGAGCAAAAGAAGTCTTATGCTGTTGTTAAGAATTTCACCACTCTTAACACCAAGGCCAACAGAACGGCTATCAAAGAGGATGAGTTCGCCTGGATAGAGAACGCCATGCCTATTGGGGCAGGCAACATCAAAGTCACCCCCTCGCAGGCCACAGTCACAGACTCTGGCAATGCTGCCGTTGCTTTTGGCAACACGGTGACTGCGCTCACTTCTGCCAACATTGATGTCAGCGACTATGTAATTGGTTTTCAATCCAACGGCGCGGCGCAATATTTCAACGTCACTGCTTCTACAACTGGCAACATTACTGCTGCGGGCACGTTTTCCTCAACAGGCGTAACCACAGCCCAGTACAAGAATCAGAAAGTCATCATTGGCGACCCTGACAAGGGCTTGTTTTCCTGGGATGGCGGCAATCTGTCCAGCATTGGCTCTGTAGGCGCTATTGGCATTAGAAACGCTGGCGCAGGCTACACCAGTACCCCCAGCATCACTATTTCTGCCCCGCAAGAAACAGGCGGCAACGTGCAGGCAACGGCTACTGTTACTGTCGGTTCTGGTGTTGTTACTGCCATTACCCTTACTAACGGAGGTCAAGGCTACACGGCTACACCTACAGTGACCATCACGGGCGGTGGAGCCAGCACGAATGCCACAGCGGTAGCTTCACTGGTGACATTCAAGACAGGCACGGTGTCGGTGGTGATGAACACCTTTGGCACGGGCTATTCCAATTCCTCCAACGTCACAGTAACTATTGGTGACGGGACGGGTTACACAACACGGGCTATAGGCAACGCCATCGTGTCCGGCGGGCAAATTACCCAGGTCATCATGACCAACGCAGGGGCTGGATACACCGCTGCATCCAACGTGACGGTGGTTATCACCGACAGCAGCGGCACACCAGGCACGGGCGCAACCGCGACGGCTTTTGTCAACGTAGACAAGGTTGTGGATGTTGCCACTTTTTCCGGCAGAGCATGGGTAGCGGCTGGCAGGACTGTGTACTACTCGTCTGCCACCAGTATCAGCGACTTTACATCTGTGTCTGCGGGGTCTTTTGCCATTACAGACTCCACACTGCACGGCAACATCCAGGCTTTATTGTCTGCCAACAACTTTCTGTACGTGTTTGGTGATGACAGCATCAACGTCTTCTCTGACTTGCGGGTGTCCAGCACGGGCGTAACCTTGTTCACCAACACCAACGTCAGCGCCAGTATTGGTACTAAGCGGGTGTACGGCATCTTCCCGTACTTCCGCTCTGTCTTGTTTATGAATGACTACGGCATGTACGCCCTGGTTGGCTCCACCACCAGTAAGATTTCTGACCAACTGGACGGCATCTTCCCGTACATAGACTTCACCAAACCCGTCACGGGTGGTCAAGTTTTGCTCAACAGCATCTTGTGCGCGGCGTTTTCTTTTACCTACAACGACCCGCTGTCCTCTGCACGGCCTATCCAGGCGGTGTTCTTTGAGAAGAAGTGGTTCATTACCAGCCAGGGCGCTTTGACATACGTCACTTCTGTTCCATTTGGCGGGGTGATTAACCTCTACGGGACTACAGGCACAGACCTGTACAAGCTGTACGGCAACACCACAGGCAATGTAGCCAGCACCATCCGCACGGCCCTGATGCCTATGGGTGACAGCATCCGCACCAAGCAGGCGCTGAAATTTGGCATTGAAGCTACCTTGACCAACGCTTCTAGCCTATATGTCACGGTGGACAGTGAATCTGGTTCTAGCCCTACTTACACACTAGACAACGCAGTCACTTGGTATAACAATAGCTTTACCACCATAACCTGGAAAAATAACAGCAATGCCACCATTGGCTGGCTGATTTCCAACGGCTATGCTTTGTACAAGAGTGACGCGCAGCAGTACGGCAAGTACCTAGGATTGACCATTACCAGTAACAGTGCTGGTTTTGTGTACAACACGTTTGAGTTTGAACATGAATTGAGAGTGAGGTTCTAAATGGCAGTTCCCTATACTTTTGGCACGGCTACAGCGGCTATTCCGCTGTCCAACCTAGATAGCAACTTTGCTACACCCATCACGTTGGGGAACACGGCTATCCAGCTAGGAAACACCGTTACCACGCTCAACAACATGACGCTGGCAAACGTCACCATCAGCAGCGCTGGAACGGCCTTTCCTAACAACTTGCTGGCAAATAGCTCAGTGACTCTGGGCAACACAACTGTTGCTCTCGGCAATACTGCAACCAGCCTGGGCAACATTACTACTGCCAACGTGACGGTCACCAACTACATAGAAACCCTGCAAGCAGTGGGCACAGTTGGCGCATCTAGCACTTTGGCTTTGACAACTGGCACTGTGTTGACCGCAACATTGACGGCATCTACACCTTGCACGTTCACCATGCCCACAGCGGTGGCAGGCAAATCATTTATCTTGATTCTGACGCAAGCATCGTCCGGCATGACAACCGCAACATTCACAAGCGTGAAGTGGCCTGCGGGCACTGCGCCCACTATCACTGCAACAGCGTCAGCGGTAGACATTTTGAGCTTTGTCTCCAACGGCACTAACTGGTATGGCTCCGCAGCCCAGGCGTTTGCATAATGTTTGCGTCTAAAAACTTTTTCATCACCCGCAGCGCGGGAGGCTACTTAGTCATTGAGCAGTTTCTTGCGTCCGGCTCATGGAAAGCCCCTGCTGGTGTTACCGCTGTGGACTACCTTGTTGTGGCGGGTGGTGGAGGTGGCGGCGCTAATGTAGGCAGCGGTGGTGGCGCAGGAGGATTTCGCACAGGAACGGCGCTATCTGTAACACCTGGAACAACTTACACAATTACTGTCGGTGCTGCTGGGGCTGGTGGAGTTGTTAACCTAAATGGAACTGCTGGTACTGACTCAACATTTAGTAGCATTACCTCTACAGGTGGTGGGTATGGTTCGTATTACGGAAACGTAGGCGGTGATGGCGGTTCTGGTGGCGGCGGCGGTTCTTTTAACGGAGGATTTCGCGCTGGAGGTTCTGGGAATACTCCATCAACAAGCCCAAGCCAAGGCAACAACGGTGGCACAGGTGACAACGGAAGCGGCGGTCACAATGCGGCTGGAGGAGGAGGTGGTGCAAGCGCAGTAGGTGCGAACGTCACAACAGGAACAGGAACTGGAGGCGCAGGAGGTGCTGGTACTGCATCATCTATCAGCGGTTCTTCAGTAACTTACGCTGGTGGAGGCGGTGGTGGTGGTGACACTGGTGGCGGTGGTGCTGGAGGCTCTGGTGGAGGTGGTGCTGGCGCTACAAGTTCTGGCGCAGCGGCAGTTGCGGGAACAGCAAACACAGGCGGCGGAGGTGGCGGTGGTTCTACCATAACAACTCTTAGCGGAGCTGCTGGCGGTTCCGGCATTGTTATCTTGTCCTACACCGTTCCAAAAGGCACAGTCATTCAATTCCTGTCTACTGCAACATGGAAAGCACCAGCAGGCATCTCTACCGTTGATTACCTTGTTGTTGCTGGTGGTGGTGGTGGCGCAGGAGGCCGTGGCGGTGGCGGTGGTGCTGGTGGTTTTAGAACTGGCACAGCATTTTCAGTAACCGCAGGAACTACCTACACAATTACGGTTGGCTCTGGAGGAACTGGAGGTGCTGATAGCGGCGTTAGTGGCAACAGCGGCGCTAGTTCTACATTTAGCACCATAACTTCTGCTGGTGGTGGCGGGGGTGGAACAAATGGTAGCAATGGCATATCTGGTGGTTCTGGCGGTGGTGGGTCAGGACTATTTTTGGGTTATACGGGAGGCGCTGGTAACACTCCATCAACATCACCATCTCAAGGAAATGCTGGTGGAAATGGTAGCAATGGTACTGGGATTGATGCTTCTGCTGGCGGCGGCGGTGGTGCTGGCGCAGTAGGCGGTACAGGCACAGCAAATGGCCCAGCGGGTAGCGGTGGAAATGGAACTGCAAGCAGCATAACTGGCAGTAGCGTTACCTACGCTGGAGGCGGTGGAGG